TACCAAGAAACGTAGACTTAACCTTGATGACTTTATTGAATTCTATACCAGTGATAAACCAAGGACTGTAATCAAGAATATGTCACCAAAATCTCGTTTTGCTGAAGGTGGTATAGTTCCAACATTACGTACTGACATTGATATTAATAGCAGATTGATTGAGAGCTTCGATAGATACAGCAATCGTCCTATTCAAGTTTCCGTAGTGGATGTGATTAATAAAGCAAATGATGTACGTTCTGTGAGGACTTTGGCAGGTCTTGAATAATCAGTATGTTTATAGTGAACAAAAGTTTTTTGCCATAACTTTTAAATATTTTATTTAGTTATTTATTATCGGAATGAGGGGGCTGTGAAGTTCTCTCATTCTTTTTTGATGATATGTTTATGAAAAGAAGGACATTAACAATGAAAAATAAAAGATTACACATCCTTACAACAAAGGAAAAGATGACAATTCAACTGTGGTTAGGAGTATTCCTTGCAGTGATTGGTGTTGGTTTATTATGGACAGGGTTATTCTTACCACCAACAGGTGTAATACATGCTTCAGTATTAACAGGAATAGGTGAAACCTTCACATTCTCTGGTGCATTAATAGGAGTTGATTACAGTTATAAGTTCAAGGCAATGAAACTGATGACCCAAATGAAGGAAGAGGAATTTGAAGATGAAAAAGAGTAGTTTATATCTTTTATTGGCAGTAGCATTTGTAGTTGCTGCCATTTCACTGTACTGGGGATATCATAAGCAACCAGATATCATCAATAGGGTTGATACTGTAAGGACTGTTATGCATGACACCATCACAAAGGACACCACTATTTATGAGAAACAACTTGTTCCAACTGAGGTTATCAAAAAAAAAGTGGACACAGTATATACAGACAAAGGGGATACATTACACCTTGTGACTGAGGATAAGTACTTCAATAAATCACTTGTAATGGACTTGGATACAGCTGATGTGGAAATACATACCCAAGGCATAAATACGAGCCTGGAGGAGCTGAAATTACGTCTGAGACTGCATCAGGTGAACACTACTGAAGTGGTTGAAGTAACCAAGTATGTTGAAAAGAAAAAAAGGTTCGGCATTGGCCCTACTGTATCGTTTGGATATGACCCATTAAGGAAGGAGTGGGGTGCTCTTATAGGTGTTGGTATCAATATCAATTTATAAAGGTTAGTTGCCAGAGAAGTTATGGGTCGTTCTGCAAAAACGTTCTACAGGGGTGCAAATCCTCTACTAACCTCACATTTTTCGAAATAACATATGTTTATTAAAAGATTTTTCATATGGGAAAAAAATTGAAACGATATAAAGTAGGTTTGGATAGCGAGACAATGGCAATAAGCCTAGTTTCTGAACCCGCTATAGAGATTGACTTCATACATATGTCAAAGGATGAGGAACGTAAGCCAATATTTCTAGAAAAGGATGAAAAATATATGGTTTATGGGCCAGTTCTCATACCTGATGTTGACATTTATAGAAACAATGGTGAACAGGAATACTACCTTTCATTTACCAAGGAGAGCATTGAAAAGATGTCACAGGAATATATGAAAGATTTCAAGCAGTATAATGTGTCACTTCAACATGAGGAACAGGTAGATGAGGTGTGTATGGTGGAATCATGGGTAGTTATGGATAGCTATCGAGATAAAGCCAATGCTCTAGGTTTTAGTGTACCCGAAGGCACATGGATGGCAGCATTTAAGGTGAATAATATTGATACCTGGAATCGCATTAAGGATGGTGAATTAAAAGGTTTTTCAGTAGAGAGCATGATTTCACTTGAGGAATTTAGTAAAAACGATAATAATATGGAAATACAGACGAATGACATGTTTTGGGAGAAGCTTAAGAATATCCTAAAAGAAGCCTTCTCAAAGAAGGAAGAGGAAAAGGTAGATATTGAACCTATCAATGAGGAACTTGAGGCTGAACCACAGCCAGAACCAGCACCACAACCTGAGCCAGAACCTGTTGTAGAGCCTTCTGAGCCTCAAACAGAGCCTGAACCTACAACTACCAAGGTTGAGGAAAATAATGAGCCTGTAGAGCCAACACCAGAGCCTGTTGAAGAGCCAAAGGTGGAAGAGCCTGTTAAGGACAACCATCTTGAGGAGTTAATCAACAGTTTGAAGGAAGAAATCAATGCGTTGAAGACATCAAATGGTGAGCTTTCTGAGAAATTGAAAGAAATGGGTAAGCAGCCTTCTGTTTCGCCTGTGAATGTGAACGCTAAACCAGGAAACGTGGAAACTGGCGTTGGTAGTTCGACATATCAGCAATGGCGACAGCAAATGGAAAAAATGATGATGGGTTAATTAGTTAAAAGGTTAGGATTGGTTTCCTAACCTTTTTTTTGTAGTTTTAAGTGTTAAACGAAGTTAAATTTTTAATAGTATGTTTAATATAAAAGGAAAATAATAATTCAAATAATTTCATATTAATATGAGTAATTTTATAGATTTAACAGGACTTACTTATTGTGGTGCTGAAGCTAGAGAAATATTCTCAAAGGATATCTATGACATCGACCTTCGTCAGTACGGAATTACTTTTATGGACGGAGTAAAGGGTAAGATGAAGATTTATACTGGTGAGATTGGTGATGCATGGCAGCTTTATACTTGTCCATTTACCCCTGCGGGTAGTGCAAGTCTTGCTGAGGCTTTCATTGAGCCAAATGCAATCAAGGTTAACCAGGAGAATTGCTATGACACATTCTGGAACACATTCTTGGTAGACCAGACTGAGATTTCTTTACGTGGTGGTATCCCACAGACTTTCGCTGATTGGTACTTCGACAAGCTTCGTAGAAAGATGTCTAAGGAATATCAGGAAATCTTCTGGCAGGGTGATACAGCTAGAACAGCTACAACTAAGGTTTACCTTAAGGCTACTGACGGTATCGAGAAGAAGCTTCATGATAACACTGGTGTAACTAAGGTTAATGGTGCTAGTTTCACTGTTGACAATGCTATTGCACAGGTTGAGGCAATTGTAATGAAGGGTATCGAGGTTGCTGGTAATGCTGAAGTTGACACTGAGGGTTACAAGTTATTCATGAACCATCAGGATTTGAGAGTGCTTGAGGTTGCTCTTGGTAAGCAGTGTTGTCCAAACTCTGTTAACCAGGTATTCGCTAACTGGGGACGTGAGAACGGTAGAATCTTCGTAATGGGTTATGAAATCGTTCCTTCAATGATTTCTAAGGGTAAGATGATTTTCGGCCCTGCTCGTAACTTAGTATTAGGATACGATACTTTCGATTCTCATATCGAGTACAAGCTCATTGACTTGAGAAATACTACTGGTGATAACATGTTCAGAGTTCTTGCTATCTCTAACATCGCAGTTGGTATCATAATGCCAGAGTTGTTTGTATTGTCTGAGTAATTAAGGCTCATTTGTCTTACAAATCTAATATAAAATCCGATGTCGGGATGGAGTATTTCTTCCATGTGCTCCATCCCTTAATGAAAAGAAAAATAATAAACAAAAAAACTATAATATATTATGGCTAATTGTGCTTTAAATAAAAACATTCTTAAGGGTGACAACTGTGGTTATAGCTTGATGAAAATCACTGATATTTATCTTGCAAACTATGGTGATGTATCTGCAACTACTCTTGCAGAGGATTGCGACCCTACAAGCGGTGCTACAGAGATTACTGCTATTACAATGGTAACTGGTGGAAAGTTCTTCCACATTGAAGGCCAGAAGAATAGTATTTCTTATACTGATGACCTTGTAGTTACTGACGCTGGTAACAAGTATAGAACTCATACCCTTACATTCACACTTCCTGGTGGATATAACAAGGAATTGGTATGTAGCGTAGACGCTCTGGCATTAGGCCGTTTCATCGCTGTTGTTGTTACAGCTGATGGTCAGTGGTTGATGCTCGGTAGAGGAGCTGGCTTAGAGGCTACAGAACAGAGCATTGCTGGTGGAAATGACGCTAATGGTGTAACAATCACTCTTGCAGCTGATGTTGCTGAGTCTAGCGTACCACTTTCTGCTGCTGCACAGGCAACTGTTAAGGGCGAATAAACTGAAATAACGTTTATACAAAAAAAAGAAAAGAGAGAAACACATTAGATGTTTCCCTCTTTTTTAATTGCCTTAGTTTTTGGCTTTTCCTCTTCAATTGGCTTTTCCATTAAATCAGGGTCAAGTCCAAGATATACCCATGTGGTGTGTCTACCAAAACCATCCATTGTTCTTTTAAGATAGACCTTTCCATCCTTTTTTACAATCTGTTCCATATTATAAATCATTTAGATAAACATACCCTCAGAGCATATGTTTATTGAAATGATTTAAGATGTCTGAATATTCAAGTTATTTTTTATACAGAAAATACCAAGTTCTTAATGGTGAACTGATTGACCTTGGGATTACATCAGTTGATGGTGATGGCACAATGCCACTTGTCATCAGGAATGAGTGTGACCCAGTTTGTGGCTGTCAAACAGAACCAATATATAGATGGGTTACAGTTAGTGGGGGCTATGAATGCTCTGGTACAACCAAGATGGCACAAGAAAAAGAACAGGTATCCAATGATAATGGTGAAACATGGTCTGATGTAAGCCCATTGGTAACAAGACCTGCATTGCCAGTTATCAAATATAACAGTGAGGATTGTGGATATATTCCTCCAACACCAGAATGTAAGTGTAGCGCATATACGTATTCATTCACAAGTGCAACAGTATCAAGTGCTGCAACATCAATTACATTATCATATACAGGTTGCAGCAAACTTGATTTGGCTAGTGCTGCAACATATAATTGGATTGCAATTGGAGGTCAATACTATAATAGTGGAACAAGCGTTGGTAATATAATTGCAAATATATCAGCAAATACTTCAACAAGCAGAAGTGCTGCATTTTATCTGTTCCTGGATGGAACTGGATGCAACACCATATATATAAGCCAGCAGAGTGGTGCAACACCAACTTCACCAAAATATGTATTAACACTGTCTGATAGTTCAACAGTTAGTGCAGAATGTGACAGTACTAGTGCTCTAACCAGAGACGAGATTAGTGCTTACTCAGCATCAGTCACAAGTGCTGTTATAGGCAATTGCGTAAATGATATTGGATACAGGACTTTCAGTTATTGCGAAAGTCTTTCAAGTATTACTATTTCTAATAGCGTAACAAGTATTGGTAGATATGTTTTTGATTATTGTACTGGTCTTACAAGTATAACAATCCCAGATAGTGTAACATCTTTTGATGAGGGCACTTTTCATAGTTGTGAAAACCTCACAAGTTGTACATTATCAAGTGGTATTACAGTTATTAATAAAAAGCTTTTCCAAAATTGTATAAGTCTTTCAAGTGTAACCATTCCAAATAGTGTTACAAGTATTGGTGAATCTGCCTTCCAAAATTGTTGGGGTCTTACAAGTGTGGCCATTCCAAATAGTATTACAAACATTGGTAATACTGCTTTCGAAAGTTGCAATAGTCTTGCAAGTGTGATAATACCAACTGGTGTTACATCCATTAACTATGGTGTATTCGCTCATTGTACAAGTTTATCAAGTGTAACAATTCCTTCAAGTGTCACAAGTATTGGTGGTAGTGTTTTCAGAGAATGTAGTACTTTAACATCAGTAGAAATACCAAGTGGTGTCACTTCTATTGATACATATGCTTTCGAAAATTGTAGTGGGCTTACAAGTATAATGTTGTTATCTACAACACCTCCAAGTTTGGGCGATATGGTATTTGATAACACAAATAATTGTCCAATTTATGTACCTTGTGAGAGTGTGGAAGCATATAAAGCTTCAAGTACTTGGAGCACTTATGCAAGCAGAATTGAAGGTATTCCACCATGTGGACAACCAACACCAACAATAGACGGAAAGTTTAAACTTACATTAAATGATTCATCAACAGTTACTGCTGAATGTGATTCAACAAGTGCTATAACAAGAAATGAAACTTCAGCTTATTCAGCATCAGTCGCAAGTGCTGTTATTGGCGATTGTGTAAGTGGTATTTCTTCTTATGCTTTTGAGAATTGTACAGGGCTTACAAGTGTCACAATGACAAATAGTGTTACATCAGTTGGTAATTATGCATTCAATGGTTGCTATAGTATGACAAGCATAACACTATCGAATGAAATCACAAGCATGGG